TGTTGTATGGCATTTGAAACAGGTCGTACCTTTAATCCTGCGCTAAGAAACAGTATTGGCGCTACCGGACTAATTCAATTTATTTCTATAGTGGCAACATCATTAGGGACAACTACCGATGCTCTTGCCGCATTGACCCGTGTTGAACAAATGGACTGGGTATTGAAATATTTTAAAAATACTCCACTTAGGAAAGTTTCTAATCCTTCGTTGGAAGATTTGTATATGGCAATTTTATGGCCAGCGGCTGTGGGAAAACCAAATGACTATGTTATATTTACAGCGCCTAATAAAAATTATCAACAGAACAGTGGACTAGATATAGGAAAGAAGGGCTATGTAACCAAGGCAGATGCCGCAAGTAAAGTGCGAGATCAGTTAGGTTATATAAGAACACAACTACTAAAAGTGCCTAGTGATGCCCAACCTGTTACAGATGGTTCAGGAAATCCTGTAACAGACAGTTCGGGTAATCGTGTAACATATGGCGGAAAGTCTAATCAGTAAATAACACTATGGTACAAAAAAATATTATCCTTCAGCCAGCAAACATAAAGGCTCAAACCACTGTAAAATCTAGTCAATTTTACAAAGGTTTTAGTACCGTTGTGGAAACTGATGCAATTCCTAGACAGTACGATTTTGATGTAATTAAACAAGATTTATTAAATCGATTAAACACCCGCAAAGGTGAAAGGGTAATGAATCCCAAGTTTGGTACTATCATATGGGATCTCATATACGAACCATTAACACCTGATGTTAAACAAAAGATTGCCGACGATCTAAATTCAATTTTAACTAGCGATCCTAGACTAATTCCGACACAGATAAACATTGTTGAACAAGATTACGGATTTTTTATTGAACTAACTGTTAACTATGCTAACACCGATCAGTCGGAGCAGATAAAACTTTCATTTGATCGTAATGCAGGATTACTAGGTTAAAACACCAGGTTTATAACCGTAATAAATACCTTATACACGGTACTTGCTTATATGATTCCATCAACAAATTCAAAACTTTTAGTTGCTGAGGATTGGACAAAGATATACCAATCTTTTAACAATTCTGATTTTAAGTCTTATGATTTCGAAACTCTAAGACGCACAATGATTCAGTATCTTCGCGAAAATTATCCCGAAGATTTTAACGACTATATTGATTCTAGCGAATATGTTGCTCTAATAGATCTAATTGCTTACTTAGGACAGAATCTAAGTTTTCGTGTTGATCTAAATGCTCGAGAAAACTTTTTAGAAACTGCACAACGTCGTGACAGTATTCTTCGTCTAGCACAGTTAATCAACTACAATCCATCTCGATCAGTGCCAGCCAGTGGACTACTAAAAATTACCAGTATTAGTACCACTGATAATGTATTCGATTCCGCAGGTATCAACCTTGCTAATACTTCTATTTCTTGGAATGATTCTACAAATGTTAATTGGTATAGTCAGTTTTTATCGGTATTGAATTCTGCAATGCCTGCTAATAGTTTATTTGGTAAACCTTACGATAAAGCCCTGATTGCAGGTATACCTACTGAACGTTACCAAATTTCGAGTGCATTAAATGATGTTCCTATCTTTGGATTTTCAAAATCTATCAATGGTATTCCTACAAGTTTTGAAGTTGTAGGCGGAACATTTGCAAATAAGACTTACATTTACGAATCTACTCCTACCCCTAATGCAAACTTTAACTTTTTGTTTAGAAATGACACAAAAGGTAATGCAAGCCCTAACACAGGATTTTTTGCTTTCTTTAAACAAGGCTCGTTATCTTCTAATCAATTTGCAGTTGATGTTCCTGTACAAAATGAAATAGTCGGAGTTAATGTCACAAACATAAATGAATCAGATGTATGGTTATGGCAATTAGATTCTAATGGAAATTATAATACACTATGGACAAAAGTTGATGCTATTACTGGTAATAATGTTATCTATAACAATGTATCAAACAGCGAACGAAACATATATGCAGTTAGCACAAGAATACAAGATCAAATTGATTTAAATTTTGCTGATGGTGCTTTTGGTAATTTGCCAAAAGGAAACTTTGTTTTATATTACAGACAGAGTAATGGTCTATCATATTCAATTTCTCCAGATCAAATCAATGGTATTCAGATAAAATTACCGTACTATAATAAATCAGGACAGAAAAATGTTTTAACATTGACATTATCTTTACAGTACACAGTTGATAATGCGGCTGGTTCAGAAACAGATGCTAATATTAAATTAAAAGCACCTCAGGCATACTATACACAAAATCGTATGGTCACTGCTGAAGACTATAACATCAGTCCATTAACAGCAGGCACAGACATTTTAAAAGTTAAAAGTATAAACAGAATATCTAGTGGCATTTCTAAATACTACGAGTTAAATGATATTAGTGGAAAATATAGTTCTGTAAATATTTTTGCAAATGATGGTGCCATTTATAAAAATAATACAAATCAACAATTTAATTTTACGTTTACTGGGCGTAACGATATCTACTCCGTTCTTTTGAACAAAATTGCTCCTATGTTACAGTCTAACGATTTGAAACATTTTTATTATGATCAGTATCGTAGAATTTCTAACTATAGTAATTTAACAGGTGGGTTTAAAATTATTCCTACAAATGTTTCTTGGAAAATGTTAACATCTACAACTAATCAAACTACTGGGTACTTTAAAAATTCTCAAAATGGGACTCCATTACCTACAGGGTATTTTAGTTCAAACGAATTAAAGTATGCTATTACGGGAGCCTTGGTTAAATTTACTCCACCTGCTGGAAAATATTTTTTACCTAACGGAAAATTGACATCGTTTGCAGACAGCACGACTAGAACATATTTTTGGTCGTCATTGGTTCTCACAATAGGTGACGGATATAATAGCGGTGTTGGTTCTTTAGCAGATGGTAGTGGACCAATTACACTCACAAATTATGTAGCAAGTGATGCTGTTATATCAGAAATTATTCCTCCTCTAGTTACATCATTTACTCCAGCACTACAATCAGAGATTTTAAATCTGTGTATAGGTTATAGAAATTTTGGTTTAAGATTTTCTAGAGATAACAATGCTTGGTACATTATTAACGATACTGACCTTGACACAACAAGTCCGTTTAGTTTGATATATCAAGGAGATACAACAAATACCAATAGAGATTCTAGTTGGATATTTTCTTTTATGTGGACAGGTATTGATTATGAAGTAAAACATAGATATGTAGAATATCTATTTGAAAGTATCGAAGAAACATCGTTTAATTATGACAGTACAGCAAAAAAATACGATTTTGTTTCTAATACAATTATCAAAGACACAATAAATGTATTGGGTATTAATAGCATAAGCACATCGACATCTGTTGGACTAGGTGTAGATTACTATTGGCAATTAGATAATAATGTCATCGAAGCCGATGGTTATATTGAGCCTAAAAAAGTTAAGATATCTTTCTATGATTCGCAAGACGATGGACAGATAGATGATCCTGATAGTTTTGATGTTATTGTTCAGCCCGATAGCCTAAATGGCCAGACAACATACAACTATCAATTTGTTTATTTTCAAACAAATTCAGATGGTTTACGATATTCTATTGTAGACTCTTCTAACTTTATTGCTTATCCAAATGAAGCATCAGTTCCGTCTGATGCATTGGTAGAAGGTCAATTGTATTATTTTTATGATCCGGCAGTAGATGTTGTTGTTCAATATTCTGCATATACTCCTACACCGTTTACACTACAGCCTCAATACTACGCTAAAATAGGACGTAGAAATCTTAAATTCCATTATCAACATAATAGTGCTGATGATAGAAGATTAGATCCTAGCAAGACAAATTTAATCGACATTTATTTGTTAACAGGATCATATGATACTGCTTATAGATCTTGGTTAGCATCGGGAGTAGGATCAGAACCAATAACACCTACTAGTTCTTCATTAGAAGAAAATTATAGTTCAACCCTTGAACCTATTAAGTCTATCAGTGATCAATTAATTTATCAATCAGTGAAATATAAACCATTGTTTGGACCCCAAGCACCTTTAAATCTACAGGCAGTATTTAGAGTCGTTAAAAACAGTGCGTTGAGTATTTCAGATAATGATATAAAATCAAAAGTAATTACAGGAATCAATGATTTTTTCAAATTAGATAATTGGGACTTTGGTCAAACTTTCTATTTTAGTGAGTTGTCTACCTATATTATGAATTTGCTAACTCCGTATGTAACTAATTTTATTATTGTTCCTAAAGCAAATATACCATTTGGAAGTCTTTACGAGATTGCCTGCCAATCGAATGAGATATTTGTTAGCGGTGCTACTGTAAATGACATAGAGATTATCGATGCTATCACGGCATCGCAGATTAAAACAACAGCCACAATTGTAACTAGTTCTGTAGGAGTGTATTAATGCCCGCTAATGTTTCAAAGGTATCATATTTAGGTAGCACTTCGACCAATAGAAGAACTGTAGACTTGTTGCCTGAGATTTTTAAGACTGATAGAAATGCAAAGTTTTTGGCAGGCACTATTGACCAATATTTAGAACCGGCTAAAATTGAAAGAATAAACGGGTGGGTAGGCACAAAAAATACTCCTACATACAATCCATCTACTGACAATTATATTGCTACTAAATCACCTTTAAGATCTGCTTATCAAGTCGAGCCCGCCCTTATTGTCAATGATACAAATCTTAAGCCTCAAGAAACATTAGCCTATGATGACTTAATTAATCAATTAAAATTTAATGGTGCTAATGTTTCAA